TCCGCGCGAGGGCCTATCGAGCGAGGAGATCACGGTGGATTCCGAGTTTGCCACCTCCCTCTCGCCCGGCCGCATAACTGAGCTCGGCAGCGTAGGCCAGCTGCAGGCAGCGATTGACGCTGCGGGCACAGACGCGGTCGTGGTGCTAAAATTCCAGCGCGAGGGCTGCGCAGCGTGCGCATCGACGAGAGAGGTGTACGCGAAGACCGCGAAGCAGCTTGGCGATGGCGGCTACTGGGAGGGCCTTGACGCCGCTGAAGGCTGGGTAGAGACCTATTCCCGCGATGAAAAGGCCTATGCGCTGCGCCTGCGCGGCGAATCTATGGCGCCAGCCATACGCGACGGCTGGATAGCCGTGTGCGAGCCGGGCCACCGACTCGTGCCAGGTGAATACGTGAAGATCACCCTCAACGACGACCGTAGCATGGTCAAAGAACTGCTGTTCGAGAACGCTGATGGCGTCAGCGTCATGTCGGTTAACAGTGCTCACGGGCGGCATAACTTCGCGTGGGATCAGATCAAAGACATTCACTATGTCGGGGCCATCTTGCCGCCCAGCAAAGTGCTCTGCTGGATATAGGTGTGTTCGGCTTCCACTTCTGGCAGGCCCTGTTTGAGGGTGGGCGCTGGGCGAGGTATCGGGGGGGGGTTGGAAACGGCGGCGCTGCTGAGGATTTGTGGTGCGAAGATTCTATTGCTCAGTCTCGCGCCTTAGCAAACCAGTTCACCTAATTGGAAGGGATGCCAAATGGCAAAAACAATCAACAAAACCATTCACTACAAGCGCGCAACTGTGTCTGGCGGGGCAGACCTTCAGGATCTCTTGACCGAGATACTGGACCCACAAGGTCAAGCAGGCAAGGCAAGCAAGAGGAAAGAGTCGGTGAATGCCGACGATGGCAGCTTTAGAGTCATAAACCATAGCCGCGAATACAACGGCGTCTTATTTTGCCAGATGATTTACTTTGAGCCAGGTAAAAGCCAAGCCTTTATCACTATTGATGACGACGCTGACTCCTACACGCTTGACGCATTTACAAACGATAAGCTGAATGAAGCCAGTGACGAGGAAACCAGGGAAAAAGAAAAGCATCGGAAGGAGTTTGTAGACTCCCTGTTGTATTTCGGGGTGTTCGAGAACCACGTAGTCGTTCTGCAATCTAGCGCCTTGCGCTCCAGGGAGCTTGAGGCTCATCTCGGGTGGCTTATCGGCACTTTCGGGGCAGAGTCAATGGTAACAGTGATCCTCAGTGATCAGCCCTCCCAAGACACCTATGACCGTATCGCCCGAGCGCCTGTTAAGAAGATCAGCATAGGCTCTCCTGTAGAAACCCAACCCCAAGCGAGTGACGAGCAGGAAAGTCCAAAGCCCGTTCGACCGTCCGACGAACAGCATCTAGACGCAAAAAAGGTGAAGTTTTATCCTGCTGGCCGCGCTGCGAACATACTCAGCGCCGCTATCGGCGCAGACTGGTTTGACCGATTTGACCTCGAGGATGATCTTGATGATGCGAATCTTCAGGTTAGTCTCGAAATAACCTATATGCGCAAAACGACCAAAGAGGGGCAGAGGGTCCTTGATAACCTTGCTGTATCCATGCGACACATGAGTGACGAAGATGTCACTGTTGAACTCAAAGGCGGTGGGACTCTCAAAGGTCAAGACTTGAAGATGTCCGGCCCAATCAGTATCGCCAAACTCGACAACGGGCTGCTGGATGAGGGTGTGCTATACCATAGGATGCACACTTGGCTGGTCAGTAAGATCCGAAAAGGCGACGTAGACGCCCTAAAGGGCTCAGGTGAATAGCAATCATGAAACGCAACGGTTGGTCAGGCATTGGAGTGCTAGCAGTAATGCTCTCCGCGGTGATTGGTGGGCTTGCAGCCCACTACATCGTCATGTCTGCGGATCAGTCCACGCCACCAATCATCCAGTGGGGCGTTGTCACGGTGTTTATTCTCCCTGTCGGCTTCACGGTCCACTTATGGAACGCTCTATCCAACATTACCGAAACAAAGGGCCTTAGCGGAGCAGAGCGGCGAAGGCTAGAGCAGACTATCCGCGGCAAGACGCGACAATTAATAATCGCCATTATGTTCTATGCGCTCTCTGCTGCGGTTATCGCTCTGGGGCTACTCGCCTCGCCAGGTAGCTGGTTCATATATCAGCTTGTCACGATCTTCACAGGCATGAGCTTGGGTATCAGCATCGCTAGCATGTTCTTGATGCTACATGAATGGCGTGACATCACAGCCTTTAAAAGAAAGATCGTCAGCCGGAGTGCTGCGGAAAAGGCGAGCAGAGAAAAGCTCGGAAAGCTCACCAAGCCATAAGCGCAATAATCGCAAACCACAAGCCCGCCCAGAGCGGGCTTTTTTGTGCCCTCCCCCAGCCCGCTTCGGCGGGTTTTCTTTTGCGTGCGTGAAAATAATTGCACTGGTGCATTGACACTGTATTTGCACTGGTGCATATTCACTCCCAAGCCAGCACCAACGGCCAGGGCCAGACCCGACAGCTCTTTCAAAACTCAGGATCTGCGCAAGGTGATCCCCGCAAGGGTACAGAGCGCACTACAAACTTCACCTTCCATGCCAGCTCTGGAACTGGCCGTGACCCGGCATGAGGTCACGCGAAGTCACGCAGGCTGATCGGCAATAACCCAAACGGTACGGGTGCGCTGATCCGAGATACGAATCCAGCAAGAAAGCGTGATGGAGACTGGTTGTTTCCATTCTGGAAATACCCGCCGAGCCCACCGTGGCGCAAACGGAGGCAGATAGACAGATTTCCTCGATGGCCTTGGCGACAGGGCCATCCGGGAAGACAACCAGCAGGAGAATCACATGTTCATCGGAGTAAAACTGATTGACGCAACACCCATGAATCGCCAGCAGTACAACGACTACCGAGGCTGGGTGCTGCCCAGTGACGAAAATGGCACCGACGAGGGCTACTTGGTCGAGTACATGGACGGCGGCGAGCGCAACCATCCTAATCACCAGGGCTACATCAGCTGGTCGCCAAAGGAAGTATTCGAGCGCGCATATCGTGAGACCCAGGGAATGTCCTTTGGCCTGGCCATTGAGGCAATGAAGCTGGGCAAGAAAGTATGTCGCGAAGGCTGGAACGGTAAAGGCATGTGGGTTGCGATGTCGCCGGGCAGCCAGTTTGCACCGGAGCACGCCAAGCCCGGACACGCCGCTTACCACTTGGCTCACGGTCGAAGCGAGCCGATCACTCTCTGCCCTCACATCGACATGAAGGCGGCAGACGGAACGCTGGTTATTGGCTGGCTTGCATCGCAAACCGACATGCTGGCTGACGACTGGATGACCTTGGATTGACTTCCTCATGCCGCTTCACTGAGGCGGCATCGGGAAGCACAACAGGAGAGCAGCATGGCAATCGAGAACGTAGAAGAAATGAAGATCGTGCAGCACGGCACGGTCACCATTGGACCTGATGAAATCGCGGTATCTGGTTTTGAGGGCCACAACACCACCTGCAGAGAGCTATCGATCATGGCCTGCGCATGGGCCATTGGCGAACTACAGCGCGAAATGCTCAAGAGTATTGTGGCGCCTGGTGCTGGAAATATTTACGTCGAGTAACACCGGCCCCAGCAGCGGATCTGCTGGGCATCTGGGAGTGCTCTGCCCAAAGGGGCCGAGGTTTCGCAGCCTCGAACAACCGGCGGGATGCGACAGAGCACTGCCAGATGCAGATGAATGCGCAGGCTGATGCGCTATGAGCAAGCGGCAATAACTCGGTAAGTCGTTTCGATAAGTTCCGCGCACGACGTAATCCCGCAATGCCGGAGATCAGCACCGGCCATTTGCATCACAGCTGACCCACCATGCGTGGGCACAGTAACGGCAACGCCTACGGGCGAGGCCAGTAGCAAGCAAGACGGCGGTGAGAGCCCGCGCGGGAGACGTAACCCGCACCCATCACACTCTTTGCCCCGCTCCGGCGGGGTTCTTTTTCCCTTCCCTACCCAGCGCCCAGAGGCATGCACGCTATGCCTGTGGGCGTTCATCTGGAGGTCAACATGATCCACGGACAGATTTACCGCGATCAAACGGAGTATGAGCTGGCGTTGCCGCCAGAGCAGCCCGAAGCGCCGGACATGAGCAGCGAAATCGGCGACCTGATGGCCGGCGTTGATACCGAGCTGGTCAGCTACGAAGCCTTCAAGCGCTGCGCCGATGAGGAGCTGTACGACCTGGTGCCGGACGGCTTCTGCGTCGACCTGATCCTTGCCGCCAGCCGGTCAAGCGACCTGACCATTCGCAACATGGCGAAGGCGGCCCGCAAGGCCCTCGAAAATCACGCCGGCACAATGCTGGATGCCGCATGGGAGAAGGAGCAAAGACGATGAGCAAAGACCGCGGTGGTCCGGCGTTTCCGGTCCCGCTTAATCCGGGAGAGCGCTATGACGTTCACGGTCCAGCAGACGGCATGACCCTGCGCGACTACTTTGCGGCGAAGGCGATGCAGGGCGCTCTGGCAAACCCCGAAGTTAAAGAGACCGCAGGAGCTCGATCCGAATGGGCATACGAAATCGCCGACGCCATGCTCAAGGAGCGCGCCAAATGACCGCAGCAACGACTTCTAACCCTATGTTCTGGCGCCCTGTGAAGCTCACCCGCGAGCAGGGCTTTCGCGTCATTGAACTGCGCAAAGCGTTTCTCAAGGCCGGCGCGAAGCGCGATCTGAACGACTTGATCGTCGCTGGCCGCGAGGAGCTGCGCCAGCTGGTCGACTGCGGCGCCATCAGCCACCGCGAGCATGACGACCTTGAGTTGGAGTACAGCCGGTTGTTCTCGGCCCGCCTGCTCCAGTTCGTCCCGCTTAACCAGCCAATCAAGACTGCGCCTGCGGCCAATGAGCCCGTAGCGGCAGAGCCTGCACCGCGCCGCCGCATCACATGGCGCCACGCATTCGCCCTGGGCATGTTCGGCCTTGGGCTGGCTGTCGGTCTTCTCGCCGGCCAATGGATTGCGGCGGCGCCGCTTATTGCAGCAGGGCCAATATTGGGGGCAGACCTATGACTATCGCCAGTACAACTGACGACCTGATTGCGGAGATTGAACTGGACTTCCAAAGCGCTCGCAAGCTGGGGCGTGAAGCCTATATCGACATGCAGGACGGCGAGGCGCTGATCGCCCGCATCCGAGAGCTTGAGCGAGAGCTTGAGCAGGCGCAGCGGTGGATACCTTGCAGTGAGCGGCTGCCGGACGTGGAAACCGTCGTGCTTGGCTGGTGGCGCGACCAAGGCCCGTTGACTGTCTTTTGGGACGGCCTGCACTGGGGTGATGCTGGCGATGATATCGCTATCGGCTATGCAATTACCCACTGGATGCCGCTGCCGGGTAAGCCCCAATGATCCGCCGCCTATGCCGGGACACTGCCGGCCTTCTCATCTTCTGGGGCGTCATCCTCGGCGCCCTGATCATCGTTTCACCTCAGTAGGTAATCAATCATGACAGCACAACAGCAACTGGTGTCGGTCGACGACATCAGCGAGGACAACGCGCCTCTGATTTATGTCTCTGGCGGCCTGAAGCCGTTTATTGATCGAGTTCGTGAAGAGGTATCTGGCGAGGTGCCAGACCTCAGCACCAAGAAAGGCCGTGACCGTATCGCCAGCCTGGCCGCCAAGGTCAGCAAGTCAAAGGTGGCCGTCGAGAAGCCTGGCCGCGAGTACCTGAAGCGCCTCAAGGAAATGCCGAAGGTGGTCGAAGCCGAGTTGCGCGGCTTTGTGACAGACATGGACGCCCTGCGCGACGAGGTGCGCAAGCCGCTGACCGACTGGGAAGCGGCCGAGGCGGCACGAATTGCGGAGCACAAGGCCGACCTTGAAAGCCTGCGCAACACGGACACTACCGACGCCAGTGCGGCAATGATCAAGTCGCTGATCGCCGACATGGAGGCTGAGGAGATCGGCCCAGACTGGGAAGAGTTCGAAGCCGAAGCCCACCGAGTTAAGGCGGCCAGCCTGGCCACCCTGCGCGAAGCCCTGGCCAAGCGCGAGCAGTACGAAGCTGAGCAGGCGGAACTTGAGCGTCTTCGCGCAGAGCAGGAAGCGCAGGCACAGCGCGAGCGCGAGGCCCAGCTGGTGCGCGAAGCCGAAGAGCGGGCGCGCCGCGAGGCAGAGCAAGCCGCCCAGGCAGAGCGAGAGGCGGTTATCCGCCGCGAAGCCGAAGCCAAGGCTCAGGCCGAAGCGCGCGAACTGTACCTGAAGCAACAGGCAGAGGCTGCAGAGCGCGAGAAGGCGCAGGCAGAGCAGCGGGCTATGCAGGCGGAAATTGACGCCCAGGCCAAGGCAGAACAGGCGGCCGCCGCCGAGCGCCAGCGCTACCTCGACGAGCAGCGCGAAGCCGCCAAGGCTGCAGCTCTCCGCGAAGCTGATCAGGCTAATCGGGCCGCCGTGAATCGCGCCGCGCTGGATGCCTTTATCGCTGGCGGCTTGCCGGAAGAATGTGCAAAGCAGGCGGTCATCCTGATCGCCAAGAAACAGATCCCCAACATCACCATTTCATACTGAGGTTCCCATGGGACAAGAAATTGCAGTGGTCGCGCAGCGTGAGACTGCCGGCCTTGTTGCCAGCGAAGCGCACCGCTTCTCTGTCGTTGAGATTCGCCAGCGCGTGAACCTGGTGCAGGAAGTCATGCAGAACATCATGAAGCGTGACACCCACTACGGGACGATCCCCGGCACCCCGAAGCCCACGCTGTACAAGCCCGGCGCCGAGGTGCTGTGCGTGACGTTTCGCATTGCCCAGGAATACCGCATCGAGGACTTGTCGAGCGACGGCCACGCGCGCTACCGGGTGACCTGTATCGGCCGCCACCAGACCACCGGCATCACTCTTGGTGAGGGCGTTGGCGAGTGTTCGTCCGGCGAAGAGAAGTACAAGTGGCGCAGCGCGGCCTGCAAGGCTGAGCTCGACTACACGCCCGAGAATATGCGCCGCAAAAAGTTCTACAAGAACGGCAACAGCGTTGACCAGATCCGCACCGAGCCTGCCGACCTTGCGAACACCATCCTCAAGATGGCCTGCAAGCGCGCCATGATCGCTATGACGCTGAACGTCACCGCTGCCTCGGACATTTTCACGCAGGACATCGAGGATATTCCCGAAGAGCTGCGCACCGAGGAAGCGGGACAGCCTGCAACCGATCCGGAGCTGACCGCCAAGTGGGTGAAGATGGCGACCGGCGCAACCAACGCCGATGCGCTGACCGAGATTTGGCAGGCAGGCGTCAAGGAGATCCAGGCGGTTAAGGATATGACAGCCTACAGCGCCTTCAAGGCTGCGGTCGGCGCGCGCGGCGAGGTGCTCAAGAAAGAGCAGCAGCCAGCCCCGGAACAGCAACCAGCGTTCGACGATGACGACGTTCCTTTCGAGTGAGGTGAACCATGCTTGCTATCCAATGCCCACAGGGCTCTGACCAATGGCACAAGGAACGCGCCGGCTGCATCACGGCCAGCATGTTCGCCGACGCACGCGCCACCCTCAAGTCAGGCCCAAACAAAGGTCAGCCAACTGCCAAGGCGCTCGATTATGCCTTTCGCCTGGCCGTCGAGCGCATCGGCGGCGAACCGCTGGACGGCGGTTTCGAGACTTGGCAGATGCGCCGGGGCCACGAGCTGGAGCCTGACGCCCGTATGGCTCACGAAATCAGGACCGGGCTTATCGTCCAGCAGGTCGGCATCGTCAAAACCGATGACGGCGTGTTTGGGGCCAGCGCTGACGGCTTTATCGATGACGACGGGGTGAGCGAGTACAAGTGCTTCCTTGCCCCCGAGAAGCTGCGCGCATTCCACATCGACCGCGACGCCGACAGCATCAAAGACCAGGTACAAGGCGTCCTGTGGATCACCGGGCGCAAGTGGGCTCACATCGGCATGTACTGCCCTGCCCTCAAGTCTGTTGGCCGAGAACTTTGGCTTGGCGAATACGAGCGCGACGAGAACTACATCGAAGAGCTTGAGCGCGACTTGTGGCAGTTCAAGAAGCTGGTCGATGAGTACGAAGCCCGGCTGCGCGACAAAGCGGCATAACCCATGGCCAAGTCAGCCACAGAGCGCAAGCGGGAGCAACGCGAGCGCGACAAGCTCAAAGAGGACGAGCGCCACGCCCGCCTGCTGGCCTTCACCCTCAAGCTGGAGGTGTTCAAAGGCACAGCAGAAAGGCTTGAGCGCATCCAGCAGGTCACCGGCATCGACGAGGTGCACGACCTGCTGACCCGTTTAATCCATAACGCCAACCGCCTGGATGACGCTGCCCTGCGCAAGTTTGTTGCGGAGCCGTAGTGTCACGGCGGTATGTCACGGAGACTGAAAAATGGAATGCAAAACCCGTTATCAGTGCAGCCATTGCGACGAAATCCACAAAGACGAGGATGATGCCCGCGAATGCTGCCAGCCCGAGGTTTGGGAGGTGTACGAGTGCGGCGAGTGTGGAAAGCTCCACGGCTCCGATGAGGTGGCCGC